CCAAAAATAGACGGCTTCCGTTGTTTAATAGATGGAACCCCGCGAACCAGCTCTATGAAACCTCAACCTAACCCGTATGTATTTGAAACTCTATCAGATCCAAGGTTAAACGGCTTAGACGGTGAATTGGTACTTGGAGAACCAAATGACAAGGATGCCTTTAATAAGTCCACGGGGCCTTTGCGTAGAAAATACGGTCAGCCGGATTTCACCTTCTATACCTTTGATAACTTTCTAAACCCGAATCAGTCTTACGCACAACGGTGGTTTTTAGCCGATAAAAAAGACTATCTTTTACCAAGAGTTGTAATTCTTCCTCAAACTCCGCTATATGACAAAGAAGAGGTAATCGAATACACTAACCAATGCGTAGCTGATAACTACGAAGGGGCTATGATTCGATCCTTAAAATCTACCTACAAAGCCGGTAGAGCCACATTCAAAGAGATGAATATTTTCAAACGAAAACCTCTTACCGATGCAGAAGCTGTGATTATAGGCTTCAACGAGAAAATGACTAACTTTAATCCACAAGTTGAGGATGAAATGGGGCTTATGAAAAGAGCCTCGAATAAAGATTTAAAGGTAGGTGCCGGCACGCTGGGGAGTTTTATCTTGCAGTGCCCATTCTGGAACAAACCGTTTAACTGTACTGGTAAACTTAACGACTCGGAAAAGCTAGACATCTGGAATAACCAAGAAGAGTTCCTTGGAAAAATTGTAACTTTTAAGTATCAACAATACGGCTCAATAGCTGCCCCGCGGCAGCCTATATTCCGCAGATTTTATAAAGAACTTTAAAGAGGAGAAGAAAATGGAAACCTTATTTGAGGCAATTAGAATTGTTATACAAGCTACCGGAGTTGCTGTATGGGTAGTGATTATATTTACTTTCAGCGGTATAGCAGCTTTAGCACTTAAAGATTGGTCAGGGTGGGGAAGACTAAAAAACTGGTGGTGGTTAGCTAACGGGGGAAGAGAAAGATGAAAACAATAGGTAGAAGTAAAGTACCACTATATCACCAGATACCAATAATGGTGCAAAATCTGAGTAAAAAACTCAACGTATCTGTTAATATAGAAATCAGTATCTGGCAACATAGTCACGAAACTGAAATAGAAGCAAAATTTTATCTTAACCTTGTACCAGGAGTTAAAACCGCAGACTGCTCTCGGTATGAGTTTAAATCCTGGGAATCACTTGTAGATCATTATTATTATCTAATAAAAGAAGGAGTCTAAAATGTTACTAAAAATACACTCAAACTATTTCCAATACAAGCCAGAAGAAGATAGATTTTTATCCTACGCCCCGTCAACTCAGGCGTATTCCATCGGAACCTGGTTTAAATGCGGAGAAAAAGAAGTTCAATGGATTAGAAAAAAGGTGCTTGCGGGGTATGCTGAGGTTAAAGTCAAACTCCCGGGGTATACTAAAATATTTTAAAGGAGACTTCCAAATGTCAGAAATAGCAAAAGTCTGGTTTAACCAGGCCCGCAAACTCGAGGTAAACGAAGCTATATTTATCCGGGTAGCAAATAAATCTGAGCAGAATGATATAGCAACTGCACTGGAAAAAGAAAGAGAATTATTTTCAAATCTTAAACCTGTACACGCTTCACAACTGTTTATAAACAAAGTACTTAAAAACATGAAGCAGTATGTGGTTTTGGAGCGAAAATACAGAGCCCCGTTTACAGCCTTTTTTAAGTCCACCAACGGAGAGTTGTCTAAACTTACTATTGATCCTGATAGAGAAAGACAATTAATGCTCATGGTGAAGGATAAAAAGTCCAGAAAGGAAATTGAAGAGGCTTTGAATGGTTTGACTGAAAGTGAAGAAAATGAGTATTTTCCTGGGAAATAATTTTTAAAACTAGAATATTTTTCTTGACTTCCTGGCAAAAATGTGATATTATCATTGTAATAATAAAACACAAACATAACACAGGAACCCAGATGTCAATTTCATACTTCAACTCATATTTAAACAAAACTCTCTACACAAGACTAAAAATGGAGGCTGTTAAACTGCAAATACCAGTAAGAGAACATATTTCTAATATTCTAAAAGCTTATATAGAGAACAACCTTATAAGAAAAGAAGCACCAAAGGTGAAGAATATCTCTTCATCACAATTAAACTCAGGAGGAAAATAACATGGCGAAGAATGAACCACAGACAACAGCAGAAACACCAGCTCCAAAAGCAAAAAAGAAAAGGCTCAAAAAGGTAATTGATGGAACTGTTCTGACAATCACTGAAGGTCAAACAGGAGAAGTTCTTTCCCTGGATTTTGCAACTTTGCCAGACGGCATCCAGGCCCTCTTAGGCCCCTTTGGTTTAAGCCAGAAAATCGGGGATTCTGCAGCCGGTAAAAAGGGAGCAGAGGCAATTGCGGCTATGAACAAAGTCTGGACTGGTCTGTCAGAAGGTAACTGGTCTGTTCGTGCCCCCGCAGCTGAGAAGATTTCAAAGAAATCTATTCTTGGTAAGTTTGCCGATATGCCTGATGGTAAGGAGAAAGAATTGGCAGCTCAGCTTCTGAAAAAACTTGGTATTGTAGCCTAAACCAAGCAACCCACGGAGTTAGTTTTCCGCTACCTTATTAACTCCGAAACCCCGTAGGGAGAGTTTCTAACTAAATTCTCCCTACACAACCTTTTAACAAAAAAGGAAGAACTAAAATGGAAAAAGAAATATTGTATTTGGACAACTCCGGTAGATCAACTTACTGTCAGTGTAAAAAGAAATACTTCTTACAAATTATCGAAGGTTGGCAATCTAACTTCGGTTCCACAGCTTTACGTTACGGCTCCTGTTGGCATGCAATTCAAGAAGGTTATCATAATTGGGTTAAGGAAAACGGCTGGCCCACCAATCCTACTGATCAAATGTCAGCAATCAGCGTTGGTCTAACTATGGGTAATGAATCTTATATAAAAGAATCTGCAGAGAAAGAGTTCTATGATGACTATAAGAATTTCAATACTGCTGTAGATATGCTTAATGCGTATGTAGATTACTTTATAGAAGATAAACAATACCTGGAAATCATACATACTGAAAAGAAATTTGAGTGTCCGATTGAACCTGAAAATCCCACCGAAGAAAAGCTTCTTCATAAACTGCCTCCGGTTATCTTTACTGGTAAAATTGACCAGTGTGTTAAGATGGACAGTGTAAAGTGGTTGCTGGATTTTAAAACTACCGGGTGGAGACTGGATCAGGTCATTGCAAAAGCCAACCGCTCCCCGCAGCTTATTGGTTATTCCTATGCAGGTAAGAAAATCCTAGACTTTGAACCCCAAGGCTGTCTGTGTTCCTTTGGTTACCTTGGTTCAACTAAATCCAGGGTAACTGGAAATTATGGAAAGGTTAGATTTGAATTTCGGAGAATCCCGCAGATCTATACTGCCGGGGATATTGCTGCTTGGAAACTCTCATTTATCTGCACAGCACGAGATATTTATCAGTCGCTGAAAGAAAACATCTGGCCGGAGTCGTTCGATAACTGCCACCAATACGGTGCGTGTTCTTATCTTAATCTTTGTCAACAGCATAAACCATACGAGGAGTTAAATTTTGAAGGCTTTCACATTGCTCATTGGAGCGTTTTGGACGAATAAAGGAGTGTAAATACTATGGATACAACAGATTTATTTAATGAGCATAAATATAGTTGTCCTTGGCATAATGAAGATGGACAATGTGACGGTACAGAATTAATACACTATAATCAACATGTAAACGACAAACATATTTCTTACCAAGATTGTGAAGAACGGTCTTGCCCAGTATTTCATTGGGTTGAAGTACTAATTAGTAAAAGTGCTATACTTGAACGAAGTTTGGATGAATAAGAAATATGCGGCGATTATCTTCGCGAGATGCTACGGATGGTTCCAGCGCAAATGCCAGGTTCGATTCCTGGTCGCCGCAACCAAACAGAAACGTCAAAATTTGACCATGGAGAGTTTAAAATGGAAACAATCTTATACACCACATTTACTATTTGCTTTACAGTCGAAACTATTTTAGTTATAATATTAACCTAATTAAGGAGGAATAAAATGTTTATTACATTTACTAAAAAATGTGTTCTTTGTAATGAAAAAGATACAAATTTAAGTAATGTTGATGGCTATGGTATTTATGGAGGTCTTAGAAAATATTTCCACAGAAATTGTTTACATAATATTTCTTGTGATCCTGAACATTATAGTCATATCCAGGTTGATCAGGCTATACAAATAGTTGAAAAACTTGAGGAACTTAAACTAAAAGCAAGTTATCGAAGAAAACAATTTAAAGAAAAATGCAAAAAAATAAAAACTTTTTGTGTTAGTTCGGAGGAATAAAGAAAATGCCAAACGCTAAAGACGTTACAATAAACACAGAATGGTTAAAGATTATGTCAGTTGGAGAGTCCGGTACAGGGAAATCAGTATTCGCTTCGTCTTTTCCAACCCCCGGCTTTATCTTTGACTTTGGAAAAGAGATTCTTTCGTACAGGGGAAAAGATTTCAACTATGAACAATATGAGCTTACTGCCCGCGGCTGGGGTAAATTCGAGCAAGATTTTGTCCAAGTTAAAAAAGCTATCCTAGCCGAAGAATACAAAACTGTAATAATTGATAACCTTAGCTCAATGACAGATCTTTGTATGGAAAAAGCTTTGCAACTTGACCCAAAACGCTCTGCTACCAACGGCCCCTTGTGGCAAGTACACTATTCTATGGTTAAGAATCTCATGGAAGGTAAGCTTCGCCAAATGCTGAATCTCAACTGCAACTTGGTATTTATAGCTCATCTTGACACTATCCATGATGACGCAGGAGCGGTGATTGGTGTAGAACCTAGCTTGACTGGAAAGCTGTCTGGAGATGTCCCTGCGTACTTTGATGAAGTTTACTATCATTTTTCCAGAAAGGTAAATAATGATACCAAATTCTTTATTCAAACTATCCCAATAGGTAGAAATCATGGAAGAAGCCGGGCTTCAGGAAAAGAACGCCTATTACCTGATATTATTGAAAATGATTATACTGAAGTTATGTCATATCTCACTGGAGATAAAGTAAAACCGAAAGCTAAACCAGTACCACAAAGGAGGTGATATAGGCACAGTAAAAAACTAATGAACTAACCAAACAAGACTATCACGAAAACCAAAAAACTAACAAAACGTAGGAGATTTAAAATGGCTAAAGGAAGTACAGCAAAAGTAGAAGTAGAAGACAATTATCCAGAAGAAGAAGGTGCACTCGGTGGATTAAACTTTAACGTAGAAGACGAGTATAAAGCTGACCCGCTGGTTCCAAACGGTACTTATCACGGAGTGGTTACAAAGGTATCATTTGTCCCCGCAACCTGTAGCATTATCTGGAGTATCTGCTTGCACGACAACGGGGGAGTATTATCCGATGATGAAACACCTATCGACGGAGCTTATGTAATGTATGTTAATTCTCTGCCCAGGCCCGGCGATGAAGATCTGATGACCCCTTCAGGAAAGTCCACAAAACGCCAGTGGAAAATTAATGCTCTTTCTGAGTTCAGTAAAATCCTTGACATAGATATGTCAACTCCATCTGTTATTCTTCAGGCATTAGAAGAGGGAATCTGGATTGGAATTGAAGTTGATGTAGATGTGGCTATTGAGGAGTACAAAGGTAAGTTTAATTCCAAAGTTAAACTTGGCGGAATTAGAAAGAGCTTGCTTTATTAAGCTTAACAACACCCTTCACGCTTCGGCGCACCCAGAAGGGTTACTAAGTAAGTAGTAATACTTACACTTTTGTGTGGGGAGAAGGATACGAACGGATGACTGCTGTGACCGAACACAGAGGAAGGTGAGTTCACTCCCCATTCAACCAAATAATATAATAATGTGATGTATTAAATTGAACTTCAAGGAAAAGGAAATGAAAATTTTCAGCCCTTTTAAAAAAGAACGCTTCATAGTTTGGCACAATGATACTGCTGATCGTGTGATTGTTGAAAGAAATTGGTTCCAACGGTTGTTGTATCCTATTTGTTTTGCAACTTGTACAGAGATTATGAAGTCAAGTCAGATTAAAATAAAAATAGATTCTGCTGAAAAGTTTGTTGAGCATATAAAATCACATCTTGCCGATGATGAATATGTAGTTTGTAAGATATGTGGAAAATCCGTTGAAGAAATATATATAGATTCAACTAACTAATATATATAATTTAAAGAGGTGGTTATTATGACGTTTAGGCAAAAAGTTTTAAAACTTGCAAAAAGTTTTAAAGCTGCGGTGACTGTAGACAAAACAGAAAATGAGTTTGATATAGAAGTTCTCGCACCGGCTGGCTTCTATTGGGCAGAAGGTGGGGATTGTCATATACTCGTAGCAAATAAATACTACACTGAAAGTATTAAAACCGAAAACCTTTGGAAAGACCTTTATTTAAGAATGTCTGAAGGTTTAGAAAATTGTAAAAATCATAAATGCGAATGGGCGTAAACTATGGATGAATCTTTATATGATAAATGGGTAGAAGAAGAAATAGAAGATATGCAAACAGCATTATTACATCGTGGTGTTGATGGATTGTTTTTTGAGTTTGAACGATGGGTTAAA